TCCAGAGTTACGTAGACTTGCCTTAGAGCAATATAAATACTGGATGCCTGAATCAGTTATTATTGAGGCAAAAGCATCAGGGCTTCCGTTAACTTACGAACTTAGAAAAATGGATGTACCGGTTATGAACTTTACACCTAGTAAAGGAAACGACAAGCATGCTCGTGTGAATTCTGTTGCACCTTTGTTTGAAAGTGGTATGATATGGGCTCCTGAGCAGAAATTTGCAGATGACGTTATTGAAGAATGCGCTGCATTTCCTTATGGAGACCATGATGACCTTGTGGACTCAACAACTCAAGCAATCATGCGATTCAGGCAAGGTGGTTTGTTAAATCACCCTGAAGACTACGTCGATGAAAAAGTCGAGAAACAAAAAAGGAGTTATTATTAATGACAATACTTACAAAAGGAATGGGAGCAGTTCTTAAAGGAATTACTACAAAATCTGGAAAACATGCTAAGTTAGCAGAAAAGGGGTATGAAAAAAAAATTGTGACTCGTCTTACTTCAACAAAAAAAGGATCCACGACACAAACTCGTATGGTAGGACCTTTTAAAGGTTTTTCAACTCAACCTAAAATGCCTGTTAAAAAAGGACAAGGTGTGTTGTTTACAGAAAAATATCAAACAATGCCAAAAGATCCTAATGTTCTTCCAGGTCAATTAAAATTTAATTTTAAAAGAAAGGGACTTACCGGCAGATATAATAAAAAATTAAAAAAACAGAAATTAATTAATGAAGACAATCATTAGAAATTATATAGCTAAACTAACGGCAGGGCGTGCTGATGATGGTATTATGATCTCGTTACCCGATCTTAAAAAAGTAGATTTTCAAGCAGCAATGATGGAAGACCTGTTAATGCGTAGAGGTATCGATCCAAATGCTATCCAATCGGAAGAACAGTTAAAAATGATTATCAATCAGATTAAAGCCATGGAAAAAGCAGAAGACGCTGCACAGGCTGGTATCAAAAACACGGAGTCAGCAAAAGTATTTAATAGAATGGGTGAAGAGTTAGATCCTAATAAACCAATTATAGGTGGTACACAAACAGGTAAATCAATAGACACAGATACCTTTATAAGATTAGCTGAAACAAACACACAGAGAATGAAACAAAGAATTGCAGATAAAAAAGTAAGAACAGAAGAAGATATAAAAGCTGATTTAGAAGCAGAAAATAAAAAAGGTATTGAAGGTCTAAAACAAAAAATGGCAAAAGAAAAATCTAGAACACAAAGAATATCTGGAAATTTAAGAGCAGACAACTCTCAAAGAGTTGAAATTGGAAGACCAAAATTAGATGAAGATGAATATGAATACTACAAAGAAATTTTAGGAGAAGATGCAAATGTAGATTATTATCCTGTGAAAGGAGACGAGTCAAAAGAATTTTTAGAATCCATGGTTAAAGAACAAAAAGATGAAGTGTCTTATATGAAAAGATTATATGACAAAGGCGCGTTAGATGATCCTGAGAAAAAAGCAGACGGTGGACGTATTGGTTTCTTTATGGGAAGCACACTTCCAAAAGGTCTTGCAACATTAAGACAGATGTTACAATACATGGGTAAGAAAAGTGACGTAGTTAAAAACCCATCTGATGTTTTAAAAATGGTAAATCCAAAATCTTTAAATGCAATGTTAAACGATCCTAAACTTCAAAGAAAGGTTAATATTAAAGAAGGTATTTTAGCAAGTGACATGGTTAAAGGTTTTCAAAGCAAGATGGGTGAAGACAGAGTTCAATTAGTAAAAGATATGTTAAGTGCAGCTAAAAATATAAAAAAAGCTGACACTAGTCAAATTAGACTTAAAAATGAAATGATAGAAGATATGATGAAAAAAGGTGTGGATAGAAGAACGGCTGAAGAAATGGCTACAACTATGTCAAGACTAGCAGAAGATATGGCTGGTAAATTTAAAGATACACCAAAACTTACAGACGAAGGAATTTTAGAATTAGAAAACGTGTTAAAGAACATGGAGACAGGTGGTAAAAAGAAAAGAGATTTAAACGCTGACGGTGGTCGTATTGGTTTAAAAGATGGCATGAACAGAAGAACGTTCTTAAAACTTTTAAGTGGTTTTGCAGCAATACCTATCATTGGTAAATTTATTAAACCATTAAAAACTGTTAAGGGTGTCAAGAACGTTCCAATTATTAAAACAGATAATGTACCTGGTAAACCAGAATGGTTTGATCAACTAGTTAACAAAGTAATTATTGAGGGTGATGATGTTACTAAAAAACTTGCAACCAAAGATAGAGAGGTTGTTCACGTTAAAAAATTAAATGATACTGATGAAGTAACAGTTTATCAAGATCTTGAAACTGATTCTATTAGAGTAGAATATAACAGCCCACAAAATATGTTAGAGGAACCTGTAGATCTTTCGTATAAAAAAACTCTACCAGATGAAGGTAATCCTAAAGGAGATGTTGATTTTGAAGCTACAGAAATGGGCTATGTTGGTAAAGCCGATGGCCCTGATGATTTTTTCATAGATGCAGAAGAAGTTGGTGGTCGTAGCATTAAAGATTTAGATTCTGATGTCTCTGCATTGAAAGAATATGCAACAGGCAAAGGACCAACTATGAAAGAAATTGTACAAAAGAAAAAAAGAAAAGACAAAGTTAAGAAATTAAATGAAGGTGACCTTGATGCTCAAAGTGATTATATTACTGCTAGACAAGGTGATGCTTACGATTATGATGACTATGCATCAGGCGGTATCGCTAGAATGTTAGGTGAGTAATGGAAGACCTACAAAATAAAATTATAGAGTTAATGGATCTCTTCGATGGAGAGGTCACGACAGCAGATAAAATACCTCAACCAGCACCACGACAAGACGTTGTAGAAATAGATGCTGTTAATGAATTTATAAAACGTAATCCACGAGCTGATGGTGGACGGATCGGATTTAAAGTGCCAGGACTTGTTAAGGGGACAACATCCAAAGTAAAAACAGATGAGTTTCAATATCCTGTTAAATTTAAAAATAAAAAAACCGGAAAAATAGAAACAGTTTATAAAAAAGAACCAATTGATTATGAATCAAGAGTTAAGAGAGTAAGCACTCTAGTTGATACATATGAAACAGCGTTAGATGATTTTCAAAAACAAGTAAATGATGCTATTCAATCTAAAGATGTATCTAAACTTCCTAGAAATTTTACACAATTTTTAAAAGATAAAGAATTAAAACCTAGCACTTATCAATCGTTATTAAATAAAGATCAACTACCCAAAATAGAAACAAACACAGGTCAAATACGTTTAAATTTTGCAAACAGTTTAATTAAAGATGCTAATGAAAGTCTTAAATTTATAAATGCAGAAACTTTATTTAAAAATGCTGGGTTTACTTCTAAAGAATATAAGAGTCTTTATGCAACTAAACAACTATTTAAATTAGATCAAGCAATTGATAAGGTAGATAAGGCTTTTAATTCTTTGTTTAGTACAAAAACTAATCCAAAAGCTGTGAATTTATTTAATCCTGTTCAAAAAATTGCAGGACTAACCGGTCTTGACAATTCAAAAATAAGCAATCGATTAGCTAGATTAGATATTAAAAATAAATCTCCAGAATTACATAGAGCATTTCGTCTTTTTAGTAATCCTAATTTTAAAAAAAATATAGCAACCAACTTTCCTGATTTAACTCTTAATGAATTATTATCAACACCAGAAACATTCTTTGCAGATTATGCGCAAAGCAAATCAAAAAAATTAAGAGGAGAGAGAGTAGATAAAGCTACTAAATTAGCAGGCGAAAGTGTTGCTGATATAAATGCGGCTCAAGATGAATTAATTGCAACTTTAAATAAATTCTACAAAGATAACCCTCAAGAATTATTAAATAATACTAAACTTAGAAATTTGTTAGATTTAACATTAGAAGATGGTGAAATAATTAAAAAAAATAAATATGTAACTGATGAAGATTTTTTAAAACTTATAAAAGAAAAAACAGGTTTATTTACTAAAGACCATGTTGATGAGGTGCAGTTTGAAAAATTAAGCACAGAATTTCCTATATTTAAACAACTTGCAACATACAATACAAACTCTGGATTAATTAAATCTATAAAATCATATGTTGCTAAAAATCAAAATAGTACAGATCCTGTAGTTCAAGATAAAATTAAAAAACAAATAGCATTTTTAGAAGATTTAAAATTAAGAGTTGATACACCAACAGGAAGAGTTGGATCAAAAGAAGTATTAGCAGCGGTAGATAGACAGGCTGGAACACTGCCAAATTTTTTAGCACAACTTAAAGCTTTAAATATTAAATTACCTGCAAAGGCAAAAGCAGTTCTTTTAGGAACGGGTGGTGGATTAGCTGCAACAACGTTAGCTGCAGCAGGACCAATAGAAGAAACAGGATCAACTGCCATGGACACAGCTAAAACAGTTGGCGCTGGAACAACTGGTGCTTTAGCTCTTGGAACTAAAAAAGGAAGAAACATATTAGGTAGAACTATAGGAGGAGCTTTTGGTCCTACAGGTGTAGCAGGTTTAACAGTAGCAGGTGGAGGGTATGATTTATCAAGTCCACTAGATAGATTTATTTTAGGAACAGAAGCAGCTTTTGCACCAGAACTTGTTAAGGGTACGATCGGTGCAACCAAAGGAATGAAAAATAGAGCCTTGCAAAAAGTAGTGCAACGAGCTTTGAATTTAGGTATGAGTGTTCCAACGGCTTTAAAAGTTGCAAGGGTTGCTCAACCACTTGGTATCATGGGAATGGCAGTTGAAGGAACTGCTAAAGGAGCTAAAGATACAATGGCTGCAGCAAAAGAAATAGATGCAATACAAGATGAAAATCTTCAACAACAAGAATACGATAATTTAATTCGTAACATAGTGGGTTATGCAAAAGGTGGCCGTGCAGGTTTTAACAGCGGATCTAAACTTACATTAAAAAGTAATTATTATCCACAAATAAAAGAAATGTTAGAACATTATAAATATTATCAATCATTTCCAAAATCAAAATCAAAAAAAATTCCAGGGTACTTACCATTAAAGATATTTGCAAGAGAATTTTATAAAGAGAATTTAGCAAGTGGTGGTTTAGCCGGTATTAAATCAGGCCCACCACCAGAATCAGGACCAAATTCACAAGGCTTGTCAGGTCTATTAAAACGTGGTATTAAAATACAGGAGTAATAAATGGCAGAAATAGACAAAGGACTCCCGAACACTAGAAACAAACTTGAAGTTCCTTCACAAGAAGAGATTCAAGATATTGCTGTTCAGGAACCAGTAGAAGAAAAAGGACCAATCGAAGTTATACCAGAAGAAGATGGCGGTGTAACTTTAGACTACGAACCAGGATCAATTAACGTACCTGGAACAGAATCACACTTTGATAATTTAGCAGATCTTTTACCAGATGATGTTTTAGAACCACTTGGAAATGAAATGGTTCAAAACTACATGGATTATAAATCATCAAGAAAAGAATGGGAGCAATCTTATAAAACTGGTTTAGATCTTTTAGGTTTTAAATATGAAAACAGAACTGAACCATTTCAAGGAGCTAGTGGTGCTACACACCCTGTTCTTGCAGAAGCAGTAACACAGTTTCAAGCTCAAGCTTATAAAGAATTATTACCAAGTGATGGACCAGTAAGAACTCAAATTATTGGTGTAAAAAATCCTGCAACAGAACAACAAGCAGGTCGTGTTAAAGATTTTATGAATTATTTAATTATGGATCAGATGAAAGAATATGAATCAGAATTTGATTCAATGTTATTTCACTTACCGTTAGCAGGATCAACTTTTAAAAAAGTATACTACGATGTACCAATGGGTAGAGCAGTATCAAAGTTTGTACCTGCAGA